GTTGACTACCCTTATTCTCCTTGCGCAAGGATGATAGGGGTCGTACTCGCATGAAAACGCCCCTAGGGCGTAAACCGGAAACCCCTTGCACCCCTTGCACCCTTGCACACCCCCTCTACTAAATCGCCGTCGAGCCCCGGATAGCGCGTAGGCGGCACTGTCGCTACTAATCGCCGAGCCGCGCCGGAACAAGCAATTTTGATCGATGCTTGACGTCGGCCATTGGCTGTGCGATGATCGACCTATGAACGCCACCGACACCCAGCCCCGTCGCACCGCCGCCATCGAACGGGCCGCAACCTTGGCAGCGAAGGCCGCCGCCCACGTGAGGGCCACAACCCGCGCCGCTGCGAAGGCAAGCTACATCGACGAGCGCAACGCATGGATTGTCGAGCTCGACCGCCTCGGCGTGCCGCCCACCGGCATCGCCACCATCGCCGGGCTTCGGCCCTCGACTATCCGCGCCATCGTCCGCGGCATCCGCATCGGCAAGTGAAGGAGAACCCAGCCATGACCACCCACCTCTACCCGCTCGTCGGCCAGCGCGTGCGCATCGTCGGCGACCACCCCCGCGCCGGCATCGAGGGCAAGGCCATCGACGGTATCCGCGATGGCGCCGGCACCGACTACTTCATCGAGCACCGCCCCGGCGCGGGCTACTGGGTGTCGGCGCGCAACCTCGAAGTCGTCCCCGACGCCCCGAAGTGTGGCCCCGCGTGCCGCGGTTGGTGCCTCCTCGACGGCACCCCGTGCGATCAGGAGCCGCCCGTCGACGTCGAGCACGAGGGCTACCACGACCACCTCGACGCGATCGAGGCCCGGCTCAACACGGACGCAACGCGCCTCCTTGCGCGGACACTGCCGGGCGCGATCGTCCGCGGCGAGGCGCTCAGCGGCACCGTCGTCGCTCGCCCCGGCGTGCTCATCCCGAAGGGGCCGGCATCGTGACCCGCGTCGAGGCCATCCGGCACGTGCTCATGCTCGCGGATGCCGTGGCGCATGAGTTCGCGGTGACCGCCGCCGAGGTTGATGAGGTTCGCCGGGAGGCCGTCGAGGCGCTCAGGGCGTTCGATGTGACCGAGGCCGAGGTTAGGGAGGCGCTCTCATGATCGACGCACTCTTCTTCGGCATCGCGATCGGGTGCGCCATCATCCTCCTCGCCTCGCCCTTCATCGAGCAGGGGCGCGCCTTCTGGCGCGACGTTTGGGCCGAGCTCAAGGGGACGCGCCGATGACCAAGCCGACCTTCTGGCAGCGAGTGAAGTACGCGCTCATCGACCTCGCGTGGCGCCTCACCAAGGGGACGCGCCGGTGATCGACGCCGGCATCGTGCGCCTGAATGCGGACGAGGAGCGCATGGTCATCACCGAGGCCGATATCGAGAGCCTCAGCCACGAGGAGCTCGACGCGCTCCAGTCGATCGCGGCCGGCGTGGCGCACCCCGACGTCGCCATGCTCGAAGAGTTCGGCCCGTTCGGAGTGCGTTGGACGATTCGCAAGCGTCCCCGCGTGCCGGTCATCACCACCGCCCCATTGCCCAGCCAATGAGATAGGATCGCGCCATGCCCCAGTACAACCTCGACGCTCGGCTCGCCGCACCGACCCAGCGCCACACCATGACCAAGTCCGCCGAAGCGGCGCGTCAAGCGGTGCGCTCGTTCGCGGTGCGCAAGAAGGCCGAGAAGCTCGTCACACGGCACGGCGATACCCGTGCGCCCGTCGAGCACCCGATACCGCGCAACGCGACCACCATGCGCAAGACCGCCGAGGCACTCGGCTTCGAGGTGCGGATCGTGCACGGGTGGCAAGCGAAGAATGCCGGCCAAGTGAACGAGCGCATGGCGCCCGCGGTCTCGGTTGACGGCATCAACCGCAAGCGCCGCGTCGGCTTCCGCGCCACGTGGGTCGACGGCAAGGCCGCCTTCGGGCGCTGGCGCGACGTCGCGGGATGGCACGACGACAACGTCACTGGCATCGCCGAGAGGATCGGCAAGTGAACGACGACCCGACGCTCCCGCTCAAGGAGCTCCTCGACAAGCTCCTCGCCGAGGATCGCCGCATCCGCCGCGATGTACTCGCGCCGCCGCTCCCCGGTTATGAGTGGGTTGCGGCGATCGTGCCGGCGAGTGAGCGAGGGTACGCCCTCGACCTCGACGCGACGAGCGTGCGCCTCCGTTACGAGCTCAAGCCGATACGCGGCACCCTTCGCGAGGCGCTCATGGGGGACGGCAAGTGAGCCGCCTCGACCGCATCCTCGTCGCCTACCTCCGAGCGTTCTCGCCCGTGATCCGATGGCTCGCGCGTAGGATGTCGGCATGACCCCGAAGCGCAAGGCCAAGACCGACCACGGTGACGAGCTCCTCGCCGCCCGCGTGGTGCGCGAACGCGAGTGGGCCTATGGCGGGTGGCTCGCGCACAAGTCATGGACCCAACTCCGCATCGAGGCGAATCGGCCGACCGAGCAGGGCGGCCTCGGCTATGACCTCAGCATCCAAGCGCTCAAGGGCCTCGTCGATCAGGAGCGCGCCGCCCGCGGTGAGCTCCGCATGGACCGTGACGCGCACATCGAGCGCGAGCTTCATGACCTCGACGTCGTCCAGCAGATCGCTGCTGCCGAACTCCGCCGCGCGGCCGAGGCGGGGTGGATGCACGACAAGGCGCTCGGCCGCTACGTCGACATCGGGCGTGAGCGCCGCAAGCTCCTCGGCCTCGATGCCGCCCAGAAGATCGAGGCCGAGGTCACCCACCGCGACGCCGTGACAGACGAGCTCAACGCGATGCTCGGCCGGCTCGACCTACCCCCGATCAAGGAGACCCAGCCATGACCACCAATCCCCCGACCCGATGCCCCGCCCGCGGCATGATCCACGTCGGCAGCCAAACCCTCGGCGACGTCGGGTGCATGCTCGACGCCGGGCACGACGAGGACCGCTGGCGCGACCCATGGACCGGCCGCATCCTCAACGCGGACGAGTACGCCGAACACAACCGAGCCGGCGGGGATGCGTTGCTCGGCATCGAGCCGACCCCGCACCGCATCACGCTCGAATGGGAGGACGCCCCGATCGAGGTGCCGTGGGTCGACGACGGCGGGCCCGACTTCGATACCGAGGTCCCGGTTGACGGGCGCGTCGGCCGCTACCCCGACGGCTCGCCCATTTGGCACACCCCCGACGGCGATGGCAACCGCTTCGGCGGCGAAAGCTGGGCCGACCGCCTTGACCCCCGCTAACAAGACCCTCGCCAAGGGCCGCGAGCTCGCCGCCCGGCTCGCGGCCCTTGCGGCAGCCGGCGCCTCCGAGGATGCGCTCATCACCTACCGCCGGCACGAGACCCGCAACGACCCCGCGCTCTTCGCCCTGATCTACCTCTCTCGGCACCTCACCGATCCGGCAACCGGCCGCGTGACCCTGAGTGATGTGCACGTCGCGTGGGCGAAGAGCGCGAAGGCGTGGCGGAAACGCGCGGCCGAGCCGATGGCGTCGCGCCGGGCCGAGGTCGCCCCGCGTGAGATGGGCAAGTCAACGTGGTGGTTTCTCCTCCTGCCGATGTGGGCGGCGGCGCACAACCATGTCGGCTTCGCGGCGGCGTTCGCCGATACCGACACTCAGGCCCAGACCCACCTCGCCTCATTCAAGGCCGAACTCGACACCAACGCCCTGATTCGCGCCGACTATCCCGACCTCGTCGAGCCGAAGACCCGCGGGCGCGGGACGGTGATGGCCGACCGGGTGAGCCTCTATCACGCGCGCTCGGGGTTCGTCTTCGCGGCGGCCGGCATGGACTCGTCGAACCTCGGCATGAAGGTCGGTGACCGCCGGCCCGACCTCATCATCCTCGACGACATCGAGCCGCACGAGGCGCGCTATTCCAAGGGCCTTGCCGAGAAGCGGCTCAACACCTTGCGCGAGGCGATCCTGCCGCTCAATGTCTACGCCCACGTCATCCTCGTCGGCACGGTGACGATGCAGGACTCGATCGTGCACCAAGTCGTGAAGCATTCCCGCGGTGAGGTCGACGAGGCCAACGCATGGGTTGGGGAGGATCACCTCGTCGCCCGGCACTTCATGCCGATCATCACCGGCGAGGACGGCAAGCCCGCCTCGATATGGCCGGCGAAATGGCCGATCAGCTTCTTGCTGTCGATCGAGGGCACCCGCGGCTACCTCAAGAATTACGCCAACGACCCGCTCGGCGCCGACGGCGACTATTGGACCGCGGATGACTTCATCCGGGCCGAGCTCCCCGGCGTGACGCGCGTGCTCGTCGAGGTCGACCCCGCCGTCACCTCGAAGGCGACAAGCGACTTCACCGGCATCGCTGTCATCGGCTGGGCGCCCGGCGAGCAGGGCTCGCTCGGCAAGTGCGTCGTCCTCGAAGCGCGCAAGGTCAAGAAAGACCCCGCGGCACTTCGGCTCGACATCATCGAGACCGTCGAGCGGCACAACGCCGGCCTCATCCGCATCGAGGTCAACCAAGGCGGCGACCTCTGGCGCACGATCCTCTGGGGCATGCCGGTCAAGGTCAAGAGCGAGACCAACTCCGCACCCAAGGAGGTGCGCGCGGCCGACGCGCTCAACCACTACCAGCGCGGTCGCGTGCTGCATCACCCCGACGCGAACCTTCGCGATGCCGAGGGCGAGATGGTGTCATTCCCCAACGCCCCCAATGATGACCTCGTCGATGCGGTCGGCTCGGGCGTGCGCTACTTCTTGAGCCGGAAGCCCCGCGGCCCCCGTGCCGGCGTGGCGTCCGCGGCCTACGCAAATTAGCGCTTGACGTCAGCCATTGGTCGGCCTTACACTTGACCCATGACCACCCCAGCCAAGGCCCACAAGCTCGCCACTATCTACACCGTCAGCGAGGGCGCCGACGTCGTCGCCCGGTTCGTCTATCTCGGCGACGCGGAAGCCTTTGCCGAGCGCGCCACCGAGCGGGAGCCGGGTCGACGCCTCCTCGTCGAGGATCGGCGCGGTTACGTGTCGCGCCTCTTCGAGAACGGTTGGACGCCGCGCGTCTGAATTGCCGGTCGCTGACTCCCGACCCGAAGGCCCCGCTCGATCGGCGGGGCCTTCGGCGTGTCGCGGCGTGTCGGGGTACGATGCCCGCATGCCGATCCTGACGATCAACACCGCGAACGACGCGCCCGACTCGAATGCGAGTCAGGACCCCGCGCAGATTGTCACGGCGCAACTCTACGGCGAGCCCTATCCGCTCCAGTCGACCGAGCTCGTCGACGGCGTCGGCACGCTCACCCTCGACACCGGGCATTACTGGGTGCATCGCTTCGGTGAGTCGAAGCTCGTGCACCTCACGATCGACGCCGACCTCAGCGAGCTCGACAACCTCGACCCCGACTCGCTCGACCCGACCGCGCCGCTGACGCCGGCATGGGAGGCGGCGGCGACCGACCTCAACGAGCGCGTCACCACCCTCGAAGAGGCCGGCGTCGGTGAGCCGGGCCCGCCCGGTGCCGATGGCGAGGACGGCGCCAGCGCCTATGAGGTCGCGGTCGCTAACGGATTCGTCGGCAACGAGGCGGCGTGGCTGGCCTCCCTCGTCGGCCCGGCCGGCGCCGATGGTGCCGATGGCGCTCAGGGTCCGGCCGGTGCGGATGGCGCCGACGGTGCACCGGGTGCACCCGGTGCCGATGGCGCCGACGGTGCACCCGGTGCGCCCGGTGCCGACGGTGCGCCCGGCGTCGGCGTCCCGACCGGCGGCGCGACCGGCGAGATTCTCGCGAAGGCGAGCGCTACCGACTTCGACACCGAGTGGATCGCCGCGCCGAGCGGCGGCGGCTCGATCGACTATGAAGCCCTCGACTTCTTGGGCATCGGCGCGACGTTGCCCCGCTACGCGACCCCGTCCAACGTCAGCGTCACCGCCGGCTTCTTGCTCCTCTCGTACCTCCCCGTCTTCGAGGATGACACCACCACCGGCATCGTGTCGATCGCCGGTACCGCCTCGGCCGCGACCCTTCTGAAATGGGGCCTCTTCGAGGTCGACCCGGTCGACGGCGACCTCACCCTCGTCGCCGTAACCGCCAACTTCGCCGGGACCGCGGGCAACTCGGTGCACGATATCCCGTGGGTGACGCCGGCCGCCGTCCAAGCGAGCAAGCGCTACGCGGCCGGACTCCTCGCCGTCGGCGGCGCCGCCTCGTACCGCGGCGCGACGACGAACGCACAAACGACGTTCATCGCCCCGATCAAGTCCGGCAACACTGGCGGCGGCGGCCTCACCGACATGCCCTCCAGCGCGACGGGCGCGAGTGTCGCGTCGTTCGCATCCGTTGTCTACGCCCACCTCCGATAGGATGCGCCCATGGTAAACGCCCCCGCTGACCTCGCCGGATACCGCGGCCACCTCGTCCGCGCGCTCGACCTCATCGAGCGTCGCGCCCCCGACTACCTCCGCGGCAAGGAGTACTACGACGGCACCCGCGCCGAGGTCGCGGCATCCGCGGCAGTGCAGGCCATCATCGAGAAGAGCGCTCAGGCGGCGCCGATCAGCCTTGCGCACATCCCGGTCGACGTCATCACCGACAAGGTCGAGCTCGCCTCGATCGCCGCCGCCGCCGAGCCGGCCAAGAGCGCGCTCGGCGCCGTCGTCGAAAAGAATGACCTCACCGACGAGGCCGACGATTACCTCCGCAAGGCGGGCTACTTCGGCGACTACTACGCGATCGTCGACCCGACCGAGGAGAGCGAGGACGGGGCGATCCTCGCCGACGGCATCACCGTCATCGGCTCGTCGCCGCTCTCGACCGTCATGGTGTACGACTCGAAGGATGGCCGCACCAAGCTCTACGGGGCGAAGGTCTGGCGCGTCGGCCCCAAGGGCTCGGAATACGACAAGGCACTCCTGTACTACGACGACGCCACGATCAAGCTTCGCAGCCCTCAGGGCGACACCTCGCGGGACGCGGACAAGTTCGTCCCCGACCTCGACGAGGGTGAAGAGCAGGGCGACGAGCGGATGCCGCACCCCGGCGGGCGCATGCTCCTCGTACACCTTTCGATCGATGGCAAGCCCTACGGCACCCCACTCCACCGCAAGGCGTGGGGCCCTCAGGACGCCATCACCAAGGTCTCGGCGACGAACCTCGTCAACGTCGACGGCCTCGGCTTGCCGGCACGCTACGCGCTCCTCGACCCGCTGGCCGAAATCGACGACGACATCGACGACGACTTCGGCACCGCCGGCCCCGACACCACGGGCGCCGCGCCGAGCGACGGCCAGACCACCATCACCGCCGACAAGACCCGCACGCGCTCGGTGCCCGGCATGATCAACCTCCTCCGCGGGGTCAAGTCGGTCGGCCAATTCGACGCGGCCGGTTCCGACAACTTCCTCAAAAATCTCGATTGGTATGTGCGCGTCATGGCCGTCGCCACGGGCGTCGCGCTCTTCGAGTTCGATATGACCGGCGAGCAGCCCTCGGGCGAGTCCCGCCGCCGCGCCGAGTCCCGATCGAACCGCAAGGCGGCCAAGGTCAAGCGTCAGGCCGGCGCCTTCTTCGAGGAGCTCGCCGACACCGTGCTCGCCCTCCTCGGCATCGAGAGCGAGGTCGAGGCGACGTTCAATCCGAGCGAGACCTCAACCGACAAGGAGGGCATCGAGCTCGTCGCGTCGAAGATCGCAACCGGCATTCCGATCCCTCAGGCATTGCGCGAGGCGGGCTACACCGACGAGCAAGTCGACGAGTGGTTCCCCGAGGGCAAGCCGTGGATCACCCCCGCGTCGCTCACCGCGCTCGCGACGGCGCTCCAGCAGCTTGGGCAGGCCAAGACCCTCGGCGTTATCACCGACGAGGAGCTCCGCGAGCTCTTGCCGACGATCCTCACCGCCGCCCGTGGCGAGGCGCTCGCGCCCGTCGCTGCGGTCGTACCGCCGGCCGAGGCGGTGGCCTAATGCCATGGGAACTCTATGCCGCCGTCGGCGAGGGAGCGGCACGACGTCGCGCCGCTGAGCTCGCCGAGCGTCAGGCCGCCCGACACAAGGCCGCCGTGGCGCGGCGGCGGAAGGCGAAGCGCGGCGGCAAGCGATGAGTGCCGACGCTGCGCTCGCCCGGCTTGAGGCGCGCGTCCTCGGCATGGGCGGCCTCGCGCGGTGGCTCGGCACGGTCGACGAGTTGCGCAAGCTCCTCGCCATGGGTGACCCCGATATTGCCCGACTCGTGCTCGCGCTCAGCACCCCCGACGTCGAGGCCCAAGCGCTCGCCGCCGTGCTCGATGCCTACACCGCCGGCCTCGACGACGCCCTCCGCATCATCGACCGCGAGGGTATCGAGGTGCGCGAGCTCAGGCGCGGCCGACCGTCCCGCGAGGCCCGCGAGCTTGTGCACGGCCTCGATCGCGAGGCGCGGGATGCCATGGACACCGCGCGCCGCCTGATCTACACCGGCGCCGACATCGACGCGGTGCTCGCGCCGATCTTCGGCTACGCGACGTCGATGCGTCGCCGCGTCAGCGACGGCATCACCCGCGCCGGCAATGAGGGCTCGACCGCCGTGGCGGATGCCGCGAAGCTCCCGACGGTCTGGGTGGCCGAGGTCAACGCATGTGTCACGTGCCTCGCCTACTCGGGGCGCACCGCCGACCCCGGTGACGACTTCCCCGCCGGCCTCACCTACGGCCGGCGCTCCTCGGTCACCGAGCCGGTCGGCTTCCCGCCCGCGCATCCGCACTGTCGCTGCACGGTCGAGCCGCTCAACGATCCGAGCTATGCCGCCGCCCTCCGTCGCGAGGCCGACCGCTCGGTGCTGCGAGGCTTCTCCCTCGAATCCGAGTCGATGGCAACCCGCATCGACGCCGCCGAGCGCCTCCTCAACCGCGGCGTCACGGCGCCCAAGAGCGTGCTCGCCTACGCGCGAGCCGCGGTCAAGCGCGGCGAGTTCACGACGCGCGGCCGACCCGAGTGATACCCTGACCACCAACGACCCACCCCCGAATGGAGCGAAGCATGACCCTCGACAACCGCCACAAGCTCGCCCTGCCGTACTGGCAGCGCCCCGGCATCCGGCTCTTCGCCAAGGCCGCCGACGACATCACGATCGGCGGGGGTGACAACGACGACGACGAGGATGACGACGAGGACGACGACGAGGACGACGACCCCGACGAGGGCAAGACCGAAGACGAGCTTCGCGCCGAGCTCAAGGCCGTCCGCGCGTCGCTCAGCGGCGTCAATGGCGAGAGCGCCCGGAAGCGCAGCCGCATCAACAAGCTCAAGAAGGAGCTCGAAGAGGCCCGCAAGGTCAAGCCGAAGAAGAAGGCCGACGACGAGGACGACGACCTCGACGTCGAGAGCATCCGCGAGCAGGCCCGTCGCGAGGGCGAGAAGGCCGGCACCGACAAGCTCAAGCGAGCCGAGGCCAAGGCCGCGCTCGCCTCGGCCGGCGCCGACCCCTCGGCGCTCGCCCGGCTCGTGCGGATGATCGACCTCGACGAGCTTGACGTCGATGACGATGGCGAGGTCGACGGCCTCGACGACGCCGTTGCGACGCTGAAAGACGAGCTCCCCGCGCTCTTCCCCTCGACCCGCCGACGCCGCTCGTCGGTGGCCGGCGGCGGCGACCGCGACGGCGAGAAGGGTGGCAAGACCGAACCCAAGACCGCCAGCGAGAAGGCCGCCGCCAAGCTCCTCGGCAAGGGGTAGCACCACCGCAACACACCCGACGCCCCCCGCTGCGATTACGTGGCGGGGGGCGCGGTCATGTTATCCTCGCTCCAAGGTCGCTCAGCGGCCCGCGCTCGTGATGAGCCCCGGCGGTTATTCGCCGTCGTGGTCGACTCTTCACGAAAGGAGCCGTAATGGCTCGCAATACCATGGAAGCTTGGCTCCTTGACGAGCAGGGCTCCGACGTCATCCGGCGCATCGAGTACTACTCGGTCGCCGAGTCCCGCTTCCGCTCGATCCCGATGAGCGGCGCGACCAAGACCGAGCCGCGGATGGCCGACATGTCGGTTGCCGTCGTCGCCAAGGGCGCCGCCTACGGCGAGGACACCGCGCTCAACGACGAGGTGCTCCTCACCGCCATCAAGTTCGGCTCGGCGCTGCGAATCGCCGAGGAGGACATCGACGACCAGATTGCCGGCATCATCGAGGCCAAAAAGCTCTCGTGGGCTTCGAGCTTCGGTGTGCTCTTCGACAACGCCGTGCTCGGCACGTCGGCGGCGGCGAACGGCGGCACGGTGCCGTTCACGTCGATCTACCGCGCGATCACGCAGGCGGACGCCGCGGTCGGCTACACCGCCAACGCGAACAAGCTCACCTCGATCGCGGGCGTGACCTACGACAAGCTCAGCGACCTCGCGAGCGCGGTGGAGGGCTCGGGCTTCGGCGCGGCCGGCAATATCTTCATCGCGCATCCGATCTTCAAGGGCGCCATCCGCAAGCTGAAGGATTCGCAGGGCAACCCGATCTTCGAGGCCGCCCCCCGCGAAGGGTCGCCCGACACCCTGTTCGGTTACCCGATCCTCTGGTCGCAGGGTGCCGTCGTGCAGGCCACGGCCTCCGCAACGCCGGCCCCCACGGCCGTCGGCGCGGGCGTGACCGGCACCGCCGGCAACCCGCTCATCTTCTTCGGCAACCCGGACTTCGCCCTCGTCGGCAAGCGCTCGGGCGTCGAGTCGGTCGTCATCGACGGTCGCGACGGCCTCTCGGCCCTCACCGACGAGACCATCCTCAAGGTTCGCGCCCGTCGTGCCTTCACGCTCGCCCACGTCAAGGCGTGGGCCGTGCTGGAGATTGTGACGGCGTAATGAGTCAGGGGCCGGCCGCTCACCGTCAGGCGGCCGGCCCCGCTCAGACCGTCATCGAGTGAGGAGTGATCGTGGCAACCAAGAAGAGCACCGCCAAGGCCGAGAAGGCCACCGCCCAGACCGAGCAGGGCGGTGAGCTCGACGAGCTCGTCACGCCCGAAGAGCACGCCGAGACCACCGAGACCGTTGAGCCGGATGAGCACGTCAGCGACCCCGGCGTGCCCGACGATGTCGAGGTCGCCGCGCGATCGGCCGACATGGACAAGCCCTCGACCGAGCACCGCAAGGTGTTCGTCCTCGGCCCCAACTCGGTCGACAACAGCACCAACCCCTACACCGAAGCGCACGACTACGATCACGAGCCGAACAAGGCCGCGACCCGCCAGTACGCCATCGATCAGGGAATGTGGCCGACCGGCGACGTCCGCCACGTGAGCACCAAGCGGCACCCCGACGGGGTCTCGTGGGTGCTCACCTACGCGGTCGACGTCATCCCCGCGAACGACGCACCCGACGGGTCGCAGACCCCGCGCGTCGTTGCCGAGGACGGTGACGCCGAAGGCGCAACGAACTACATGCCGCCGTCCGCCGTCGAGGCGCACGACGACAACACCGAGCCGGCCGCGTAGGCGGTCACTCAGCGGGGGCGGCATTCTTCGGGGGGTGCCGCCCCTCACCCCTACCAAGGAGGCTCATCGTGCCACTCATCCCGTGGGCAACCGTCGCCGACGTGCACACCCTCACCGGCAAGACCGTCACCCAAGAAGTGCGCGATCAGGCCGCCGCGACCATCGAATTGCACACCGGCGCCATCGAGGCCGTCGAGCGCACCGACATCACCGACCGCGATCGCTACTGGCTCAAGCTCGCCGTCGCCTATCAGGCCGCGTGGCTCCCGCCCGATCTTTTCGAGCGCAACGACGTCGATGCCGCCGCTCAGGATGGCGAATCCGCCTCCTTCCGCCCCGACGCGCACACCCTCGGCCCGCTCGCACGCAAGGCCCTCAAGCGACTGTCGTGGCGCGGCCCCCGCGCCATCCTCCTCGGCGCGTCGACGAGCACCGACCTCAGCGTCACGAGTGAGCGCTACGACGACCTCCTCCCATGGAGCCCGGTGTGATCGCGACGACGCGCGGCGCCATCCTCCGCGGCACGACGACGAATCAATGGGGCGAGGAGGTCGACGCCGACACCCCGGCGCCGACACCGCTCGACGACTTCCCGTGCTCGATCATCGAGACCTCGCGGGATGTCTACGACCCCGCCGAGGGGACATGGCGGTCGGTGCGCAAGCTCGTCGGGCGCGTGCCGCTCTATGTCTCGGTCATCGAGGGCGACCGCCTCCGCGACAACGTCACCGGGGAAATCTTCATCATCGACGAGGATGAGCGGCAGCGTCGCTCTATTTCCGGCCGAGGGTCGGTTACACTCGCCTTGAGGCGCACGGGCGGGTAAACCGCTCAGTCTCGCACCGACATCGTCCGTAGAGGAGGTGGCCGCCGTGGTCGCACGCATCATCATCACCAAGGTCACCAACCCCGACGAGGTCGGCCGGCAGCTTGAGGCGAGCATGAGCAACCTCGGCAGCGCCATCGCCCGGCGGATGCAGCGCCTTGTCCCCAAGCTGACGTGGGCGCTGCACGACACCATCGCGACCGATACCTCGGTCGACGGGGCCACCGTCACCACCGTCGTCGGCGCGGGCGGCGGCGATGTCGACTACGCCCTTCACGTCGAGCTCGGCACGAGCCGCGCGGGCGCCCAGCCCTACATGCGGCCGGCGCTCCTCCAGTCCCGCGCCGGTGACCTCAAGTCCGGCGGCGGCACCCCCGCTCGGCACGGCGTCGTCGCCGTGGCCCGGCCGGCGAGGCGGTCGCGATGAGCACGCCCCCCAACACCGACCTCGTCGCGCAAGCGTGGATCGGCCAGCGCGTGCCCGGCATCGTCGCCGCGCAAGTCGCCGGCTCGCTCCCCGCGGTCGAGGCGTGGGTGGCCGAGGGGTTCGTCACCGTGACCACCGTCCCCGGCTCACAGCCGAACATCGACGTTCCGATCCGGCGCGGCATCGTGCAAGTCGATACGTGGGGCGCGCTCGGCGTGCAGACCGCGAAGCCCTCATGGGGCAAGGCCCTCCGGTTGATTGAGCTCATCCGACTCGCGACCGAGAATCAGGAGCACGGCACCGAGGTCACCCTCCCCGCCGAATACACCGGCGCGCGCGTGCACTCGGTCTATCCGCTGAGCGAGCCGAGCCGGCTCACCGGCGATCCGAGTGGCTACGCGCATGCGACGTTCGACTTGGCAATCGATTGGTCGCCAGCATGACCCCCCGAGAAACCGACAAGAAGGGACGCGAGGCCATGGGCAAGACCAAGGTTCGCACCACCATCGAGCCCGGCCGCGTCATCGAAGTCGACGACGCCGAGCTCCTCGACCTCGACCGACAGGGGCTCCTCAAGAGCTACGAGGGCGGCAAGGGCTGGAAGCCCGAAGAGACCGACACCGACACCAAGAAGGAGAGCTAGCTCATGGTTGTCAGCGCAACGAACCTCATTCAGGGTCCGGCGACCCTCTACGTCGGCGTCTTCGGCGTCGCCGAGCCGGCCACCATCGCGACCGTGCCGGGCGCCGGTTGGACCGACGTGGGCGGCACTCAGGATGGCGTCACCCTCGCCGTCGAGCTTGAGTTCTCCGAGCTCTCGGTCGATCAGGTCGTCGACATCCCCGGCCAGCGCATCACTAAGCGCACGGCCAAGCTCAAGACCAACCTCGCCGAGGCGACGCTGGCGAACCTCGCGGTTGCGCTCAACGAGCTCGCCGCGTCGGTCGTCAGCAACACCTTCACGCCGAGCAACGGCCTCGCGGCGTTCACGCCGAACTACGCCGCGCTCCTCGTCGATGGCATCGCGCCCGGCGGCTTCCGTCGTCGCGTGATCGTCCGCAAGGCGTTGCAGGTCGGCAACGTGGAGACCTCGTACAAGAAGGATGGGCAGACGCTTTTCCCGGTCGACTTCTCCTCGCACTACGTGTCGGCCTCGATCGCCCCGTTCATTTGGACCGACGCGACGAGCTAGCAAGACCCTCGACCGGCGCGGAACCTTCCAGCCGCGCCGGTCGAGGCCCGATCACCACCCACCCCCGAAGGAGCACACCATGGGCAAGAGCCCCAACGATCGCAAGCAGCCCGGCGGATACGCCGCGCCCATCACGATCGACACCGCCAAGAATGCCGAGCGCTTCGAGAAGGCCAACCGCGTCGCCATCTTCGAAATCGACGGCACGGTGTACGACATGCCCGCGGTCGCCCGCGCCGAGGTCGGCCTCCGCTACCTTGAGCTCGCCAACGCCGGTGACGACAACGCCGCCGCCTACTACTTGATGATCGAGGCCCTCGGGCAGGATGCCTACGATGCGCTCAAGGGCGTCGTCGGCTTGACCGACGAGCAGTTCGAGGGCGTGCTCGTGCGCGTGCAGGCGATCATCCTCCCAAAAGGTTCGACCCCGAGCTCGTCGAGGGGCTAGAGCAATGGCAATGGGCATGGTCGTACCTCGACGAGGTGGAGAGTGATATGAGTGCCTTCCACCGCATCGACGACGTGCGAGCCATGCCCGCCCCCCGCTTCATCACTTTCGCCCTCCGCCTCTTCGCCTACAAGGGCATCCTCCGGGCCCTCGTCGAGGCTGAGCAGATTCGCGAGGCGCGCGGCGAGACCGTCGCCCAGCCGACGCGTGCCAGCGCGCCGCCGACGACCGGCGGCGACATCCGACAGAATCGAGTCATCGACTCGACCGAGGCGAACCTCATGACCGACCCGGCGTTCAAGGGTCTCTTCGAGAAGGGCGGCACCGATGGCTAGCGGCGTCAAGCTCATGGAGGGCTACGTTGAGGTCACCGCCGACGGCCGCACCATCCCGAGCGACATCGAGAAGCAAGTCGAGAACGACGGCGGCACCGCCGACCGCGCCGGCAAGAGCTTCGGCCGCAAGATCGTCGGCGGCATCGTCGGGTCAATCGTCGCCGTCAAGATCGGCCAATTCATCGGCGAGTCGATCACCGCCGGCTCTGACCTGACCGAGACCATGAACAAGGCCAATACGATCTTCGGGGCCAGCGCCGGCAATATCGACAAATGGGGCGACACTGCGGCCACCAACCTCGGCCTCTCGAAGGCCGCCGCGGTCGGCGCGGCGGCCGGCTTCGGCAACATGTTCACCCAGCTTGGCTACCTCCCCGATCAGGCCGCCGAAGTCTCGAAGTCGACCGTGCAAATGGCGGCCGACCTCGGCTCGTTCAACAACCTCCCCACGGCCGACGTCGCCGACCGGATCAGCGCCGCCCTCCGCGGCGAATACGACTCGCTGCAAGCGCTCATCCCCAACATCAACGCCGCCCGCGTCGAGCAAGAGGCGATGGCGATGACGGGCAAGACCAACGCCGACGAGCTCACCGCTCAGGAGAAGGCCGCCGCGACGCTCGCCATCGTGCAGAAGGATGGCTCGGCGGCGATGGGCGACTTCGCCAAGACCTCGGGCGACGCGGCCAACCAGCAGAAGATCGCCGCCGCCCAAACCGAAGACCTCAAGGGCTCGCTCGGTGGCAGCCTCCTCCCCGTCGTCAACGAGATTCTCGGGGTGGTGACCACCCAATTTCTGCCGATGCTCCAGTCGTTCGCCGACTGGCTCAAGGAGAACGAATCCCTGATTCTGCCCGTCGTCGTCGCGCTCGGCCTCCTCGCGGCGGCCATTTGGGTCGTCAACATCGCCATGTACGCCAACCCGATCGGCCTCATCATCGCCGCCGCCGTGCTCTCGATCGGCTTCCTGATCGCGACAATCGTGATGCTCGCCTCGAATTGGGACGCCGTCGTGGCGTGGATCACGACGGTGTGGGAGGGGTTCGTCGGCTGGATCACCGGCATCGTCGATGCGTTCGTCGGATGGTGGAATGGCGTGTGGGGCGCGGTCGGCTCCTTCATCCAGACAGTGTGGGCCAACATCGTCGCCGGGGTGACCGGGGCGTGGAACGCCTTTATCGGCTTCATTGTCGGGGCCATCATGGGTTACGTCGGCTTCTGGTACGGCGTATGGAGTGGCATCGCCAGCTTCTTCGTCGGCGTGTGGAACGGCATTGTGAGCTTCGGCCGCAACGCCATCACCGGCCTCGTCGGCTTCTTCACCGCCCTTCCGGGGCAGATCATGGGCGCGATCAGCGGCGCCGCAACGTGGCTCGTCAGCGTCGGCGCCGACATCATCGCCGGCCTCCGCCGGGGCATCGCGAACGCTTGGTCGGGCCTCGTGTCGTGGTTCCAAGGGCTCTTCGGCAACCTCATCGACATCGCCAAGCGCATCCTCGGCATCGCCTCCCCGTCGCTCGTCTTCGACGTCGAGGTCGGCGAGATGATCCCCGCCGGTGCCGAGCGCGGCGTCAAGCGCGGCATGCCCTCGTTCTACCGCACCGTCAAGGATGCCTTCGCCCTCACCCCCGAGGTCGCCCTTGCCGGAGTGCCCGGCGGCGGCGCCGGTTACTCCTCCTCCCGTGACACCGCGACGGCCTCCCGCGGCGACCTCAACATCACGATCATGGAGTCGACCGACCCGCTGGGCACCACGGGGCGCGTCGCGCGTGAGTACAAGAAATGGAGGGGGCGGTAATGGCCGAAGCTACCATCACGATCGCGTCGAGCACGGATGCGATCACGATGACCGGCAGCGACATCGGGGCGGGCTTCATCTACGACAACGAATCGCTCTCGGCATGGTTCGCGCTCCCCGACATCGACGTCCGCTTGAACAAGCGCCCCAACGCGCACGGCACCTACACCCCCGATCGGCTCTTCGCCAACGAGCACCGCATCCCGATGTCGGGCAGCTACTTCGGGGCGTCGGCGCTGGCCGCCGCCATCGCCCGTAACCGCCTCTCGGCGATGTTCAACGACGGCACCCCCGTCAGCATCACCGTCACCGACGACCTCGGCCCGACCGCCCGCATCGGGTTTCTCGTCGCCTTCGACCCCGAATGGATGCACGACGGTCACTTCCGCTGGGCGCTGGAGTTCGCCGCGCCGGACCCTCGCCGCTACGGCACCGCGGTCGCGGCGAGCACGGCGCTCGCGACGGCATCCTCGGGCCTCGTCTGGCCGCTCGGCAGCGGGTCAAGCTTCTGGGACTGGGGCACCGCCGGCACCACCGGCCGTATCGCGTTCACCAACACCGGCAACACCACCACCTACCCGCTCCTCACCGTTGGCGCGGGCGGGCAGCTTCCCAACGGCTTCGAGGTGGTCGAGGTCAACACCGGCCGCACCATCACCTACGCCGGCCCCGCGGGCGACGGTGGCCTCGTCGTGCTCAACAGCCGCACCCAGCGCGCGACCGTCAACGGCGGCGACACCACCGACTACCTCACCCGCGCCGAGTGGTTTGCGGTGCCCAAGGGTGCCACCTATGAATACCAATTCATCTCGCTCGGCGGCCAGACCGGCGCGCCGACGCTCGCCAACCTCGCCGCACCGGCCTACATGTAAGGGACAATGGGAACATGAGCGCGACCAAGGGATTTATCAACGCGGCGGCGACGACCGCGCTCGACACCCGCAAGGCCGACGAGCACAAGATCGCCACGGATGCCTCGGGCAACCCTCGCGTCGGTGTGCTCACCGAGAATCCTTCGATCGTCACCTCGGATGCCTCGACCGCGCCGATGCGCGTGGCCGTCGCCAAGGCGGGCTTCGTCACCCAGCGGGCCGGCGGCGACGGTGTCGCCTTCTGGAGCAACGACGGCAGCATCTTCGTCACCATCACCAAGCCCGGCTCGAACTCGCACTATGTCACGGTCTACGCGAAGCACAACGACACCGCCTCGGGCGACGCGAACAACACCCCGATCATCGACGTCGTGACCGGCGCGGCATCCGCGACGCCTTCCGAGGCGGCGCTGCCCGCCGGTGCGATCAAGCTGGCGACGATCCTCGTGCCCTCGACGGCGACGAGCTCCCAGTCGGCCGGCGTCGTCATCACCAACACCTACGCGATGACCGCGATGCGCGGCGGCACCGTCGTCGTGCGCAACGCGACCGAGCTCGCCGCATGGACGCCCCGTGACGGGGTACTCGCCAAGCAACTCGACAACAACGCGCTCTGGGAGCGCACCGCGGGCGCGTGGGTGCGTCGCACCAACGGGGCGATTGAGACCCTCACCGGCGACGCGGTCGGCCGCGTCGTCGTCACCCACGGCCTCGGCAAGGTGCCCACGTCGGCGACCGTCACCATCTGCGACGACACCCCCGCGATCGGGCACCTCCTCAAGGCCAACGTCGACGACTTCACCTCGACGACGTTCCGCGTCCGCTTCTACCGCATGGACACCATGACCAACTTCGCCAGCAACCCGGTCAAGTTCGCTTGGCACGCTGACGCCTGATCGGAAGGATTCAACCATGTCAGCAGGATCGTTCGGCCTCTACGACGGGGTCGACCTCAGCAATTCGATCCAGACCGAGTCGTCGCCGCGCAACCGTCGCATCAACACCCTCCAAATCCACCACGCGACCATGACCTCCTTCTCGGGGCTCAAGGCGATGATGGACGAGGGCGGCCGGCAAGTCTCAGCGAACGGCGCGATGAGCAACGAGGGGCACCTTGACGAGGTCATCCCCACGGCGACGCGCCGGGCGTACACCTCGGCGTCAGCATTCGACAACCAGTGCCTTACCGTCGAGTGCTGCAACACCACCCTCGGCCCGACGTGGGGAATCAGCGAGGTGAGCAAGGAGCGCTTCGCGCGCCTCGCCGTCGACATGTTCCGCAACGGCCTCCTCGACCACCTCGGCCGCGGCGTCGGCGGAATCCTCGGGCATTTCGAGGTGCCGGGCACCTACGCGACGGCGTGCCCCGGCCCCAACATGGAGCTCGACCGTATCTCGGCAATGGCCCAGACGCTTTACACTGAGGGCGAGCTCAAGCCCGCCCCCCGACGGAAGGATACCGAAATGCCCAGCATCATCCGCACACCCAACGGCCACACCTACTCCCTCGGCCTCGGCTTCATCAAGCATCACCCCGACGCCGGGCAGGCCGGCGCCGCCCTCAAGGTCGCCCAGCAGGAGACCGTGATCGACCTCACCCCTGAGGAGTTCCGCGACTCCCTGTTCAACTTCGGCCTCGCTGAGCTCGCGCTCGACAGCGCCAAGTGGGCCGACGTCAACGACTCGACCGAGGGCAAGCTGTGGGTCGCGACGTGGCTCCGCGAGCCCGGAACGGCGGCGTGACCATGCCCCCCTTCGACCCCGCCAAGGTGCCCGACGGTCCCCTCGCCGACCTCTTCTATGACGGCAAGACCGGCGAGGGGATCAGCGACGAGGAGTGGGACACCCAGCGCGACCGCGCCCGCCAGTACGACGCATGGCCCTTCGACGACACCGAGACCGCGCGCTCGCTCGGCAACGCCGACTGACCCGTGCCCGTCAACTACGGTCTCGCAGAGTTCCACACCGGCGACCGCATCCTTGCGCTGCCGGTCATGGAGGGCGCCTCGTGGGCGTCGATGTTGAACAAGGCCGACTCGCTCTCGTGCTCGATCGACCTTCGAGACCCCGACGTGCAAGCCCTCGACATCGTCAGCGCCACCGAGCCTGAGAAGACCGTCCTCTTTGCCGAGACCCCCGACGGCACCATCCTCGCGTGGGGAGTCATCACCGGCGATCGCGAGTGGAACGACGACGAGCGCTCACTCGCCATCAACGCCGTCGGCGTGCGCGACAACTACTTCGGCCGGCGCATCATCGCGCCGCCGGGCGCCGCCGACGGCGAGCTCTTCGACATCGACGGCAAGGTCACCACCGCCTACGACACCCTCATCAATGACGTGTCGCTCGGCAGCATCGGCGTCGCCCTCGTCGAGCAAGCGCTCTCGTGGTCCGGCGCCCCGACCGCCTTCGAGCTCCCCGCCCCGATTGCCGACGTCGGCCGCACGAGCGGCACCTACCGCCTCGTCGACTATAAGAGCGTCGCGTCCGCCCTCGACGACCTCACCAAGCGCGCCGAGGGCGGCCCCGATTTCGCATTCGACGCCCGCCGCACCACCTCACAGCTTGCCCTCGAATACGTCATGCGGGCCGGCGCGCCCTACCTCGGCACGTGGGTCGGGTCGTGGGCGGTCGGCGCCGAACAGTCGCCCGTGACGGGCCTCCGCGTCGTCGACAACACCACCGAGGTCGCAACGCACATTTGGATGCAGAGCGGCCGCACCGACTCGAAGGTGCTCATCGCCCGCGCCCGCAACGACGGCCTCCTCGGCGCGGCCGGTTACCCCGTGCTCGACCTCGTCGACACCACTCACACCGACGTCGTCATTCAGGAGACCCTCGACGAGTACGCCGCCGAAAACGCCGAGCTCGCCGCCGGCCCCCTCCGCACCTACTCGTTCAACGTCCGCGGCGACGCGACGCCCGCGCTCGGCTCCTACCGCCCCGGCGACTGGGTCGGCCTCGACGTCGCCGACGGCAACCTCTACCTCGCCGAGGGCCGGCACGAGGTACGCATCACCGCGATCAGCGGCGACGAGACCGGCACCGAGGTCAAGATCGAGACCCAAGTAGGGAGCGCACCATGAGCGGCGGATACCGTCGAGGCAACCCCCCGACCGAGCTCGCCGGCCTCATCAACGAGCTCGACGAAATCACGCGACGCCTCGACGTGCTGGAGCGCCCCTCCGGTGAGCAGCTTGCCAAGGTCGTCGAGGAGCTCACCGCGTGGGTCGAGGACATCCAAGCGCAACTTGACGACTACCTCTCGAATGACGCCTACACCAAGGCGCAAGTCGACGCCCTCGTTGCCAGCCCCGGCAACATCGCGCCCGGCAACGTCAGTGCGAGCGGCTCGGGCACCTTCCCCGGCGGCGTCAACTCCACCGACGCCTACAACCGCCTCCTCACCTACGGCGGCCCCTACCGCGCGACATGGACCCACAGCGACGGGTGGCTCGGCTACGTGCCCTCCTCGCGTCGGTTCAAGACCGGGGTCAAGCCGGCCACCTTCGCGCTCGACGACGTCCTCAAGCTACAGGCTCACTTCTTCCGTTACCTCGCCCCGCCGCCCTACGATCAGGCACAGCAGCCCGAGATGCTCAACCTCCTCGCCGAGGACACTCACGAGGCGGGCTTCACGTGGGCGGTCGACTACGACGACGACGGCAAGCCGTTCGGCATCCGCGGCGACGTCGTCGCCCTCATCGTGCTCGAAGGCTTGCGAGCGCTCACCGCCGAGGTTCGCGGGTCTCACAGCCGGCGTTAGGTACACTGCGAAACGGGGGACATTCCCCGCGCATACGACAAGGGGAATGGGTCACCGGATGGCAGGCGACGAGGAGATGACAGTCGGCGAACTCGGTCGGCTCGTCAAGGGTCTCGCCGCCGAGATTCGCGAGGACCGCAAGAGCTACCTCGCCCTCGCGGTCTGGCAAGTCGAGAAGTCGAACTTCGAGGAGCGCTTCCGCAACCAAGGCCGCGAAATCGGCGAGCTCCGCACTACGCTCAAGACAATGGAGACCGAGAAGGATGCCGAGCACAAGGCGTTGAACATCGAACTTGCCGCCGTGCGCAAGGAGGGGGCCGAGCGTACCGAGGCCGCCCGGAAGGCCCGCGCCCAGACATGGCTCGCGATCGGCCTCTCGGTGCTCGGTGTCATCCTCGCCGTCGGCGGCAACCTCGTCACCAACGCCCTGATTGGAGGTGCCCCGTGACTCACGCCTCAGACCTTCCCGAGGAGCCGGTCGTCGAGAACGGCCGCGCCACGCGCATATGGCAATGGGCCGCCGGCATCGTCGCGGGCCTCATCGTCGCCCTCGTCATCACCGCATTCTTCTTCTTGCTCAACGCCAACGCCGAGCTCCGCACGAGCAACGCCACCCTCTATGGCGACCTCACCGCGTCGCAGGCCAACGCCGAGGACCTTTACCGCCAACTCATCGAGCTCGACGTCCGCCCCGAGGGCGAAGACCCCGGCGACCTCGTCACCACCGAGCCGCCGGCCGGTGAGCGTGGCGCGACCGGGGCGACCGGCTCCTCGGGAGCGACCGGCCCGCGCGGCCCGCAGGGCGAGCCGGGCCCCGTCGGCCCGATCGGGCCTCAGGGCATCCCCGGCCTCATGGGCCCGGCCGGCGTTGATGGCACGAGCGGCACCGTGGGGCCTCCGGGGCCGGCCGGCGCTCAGGGTGAGCCGGGCCCCGCCGGGCCGCAAGGCCCGCAAGGCGAGCCGGGCGTGACCAACGTGCTGGAGTCATGGACGATCACGCTGGAGAATAAGACCTACCAATGCCTGATCAATGGCACCCCGCCGCCGTACTCCTACGTGTGTGAGGTCGTGCCGTAGACTACGGCCATGTAGCACTCACCGAACGGAAGGCAAGACCATGACCGATCGAGTCCCCGGACCCGACCACCTCGCAACCGTCACCACCGACGAGGCGGGGCAGCCGACGAGCAAGCCGCAGCCCAAGGTGATCGCGGCGACCGTCGGCGCCGGTGTCGGTGCCGCCGCGTCGACCATCCTCTTCTACCTCATTGAGCTCTGGTCGAGTGTCGATGTCCCCGAGGTCGTCGAGGGCGCTGGGCTCGTGCTCATCACCGCGGGCCTCGGATTCGTCGCGGGTTACATCAAGCGGCCCAGCGCGAGCGCGAGCTAGAACGGGACGTCGCCGCCCGGCTCGACCCATATGCGCCAGACCCCCCGCTTGCCCGGAACGCTCTGCGATCCAGTCGGCAAGTAGTGGGGTCTGGCGCATTCGCCATTGTTCCGGGCCTCGCTGCCCGCCTCGCGGGCCTTCGGCGCGTGCGCGGTGACGAGGGCGTCGGGAGCTTCCGAGGCCGTAGCGGGGCGCTCAGCGACGAGCGCCGATTGCTTCGCCGGCTCGACCCATGCGCCGGATGCCGGCGGGGTGTTCATGTAGTGCCACAGCGCCGAGGCCATCGCCATCGAGTCCCACGCCGAGCCCATGAGGTCGTGGTTGCAGCGCGAGCAGAGGAGGCCCCGCACCGCGCCGGTGCGGTGGTCATGGTCGACGGCGAGGCGCTTGGACTTCGGGCGGGCGCGGCAGATAGCGCACCGCCCGCCTTGCTCGGCGAGGAGGCGGTCATACTCGGCCGCGGTCAGGCCGTAGGTCTTCTCGATCATCGCGCCGTGCGACTTGGCACTCATGCATGCGCGGCACGTCGTCGCACCCTTGCCGAAGTCGGCGAGGTCTCGGAACGACTGGCAACCGGCGCACCATGCGGTGCCCGCCGGGGCGAGGCGCATGATGGTCGCGGTGCGCTTGCGCCGGTGCTCCTCGGGCACCATGGCGAGGCGCCGGGCCGCCGCCGCTACTTGGTCGCCGATCGGCTCGTGCCGAAGGGCGCATGTCAGGCAGCGATGGCGGCCCGGCGCCTTGGGGCGTCGGCCGCACTCCTTACAGGGGGCGGGGGCCATCGGGGTCGGGCTTGTGAGCGCGCACCGAGACCCGCGCGACGAGTTGCGGCTCCTCCTCGAAGAGCGACCGCTCAACGTTCACAAGGGCGGTCTGCCAGTCGACGGTGAGCTCGTGCTCGCGTGCGTATTCCCGCACCTCGCGGATGCTCGACACGATCGCAACGCCGAGGAGCTCGCCGTCGGATTCGACGATGCTCTCGACCGGGATAGCGACGAGGCGGCCGAGCTTCTCGATCATCACTCCTCCACGGGGTCGGGGTCGCCGGGCGCGACGAGGTGCGCGGCCTTCGCCTCGATCGTCAGCGCGCCGGGGTACTCGGGGTGCGAGCCGATCGTGACGACCGAGTGGCGCATGATGTCGCCGCCCTTGTCGACGAGGTCGTGCAGCGCCGAGTCGACGTGCAGCATGACGAGGTCAATGAGGTCGACGCCCTTCTCTTGGGCCTTGACGATCGCCTCGCCCTCGATCACGATGCGCGTGACGGCGGCGACGCCGGCCGCGTTGAGTTGCCGGGCGCGCTTGCGCCGCTCCTCGCGGTTCACTTCTTGCCGCCCTTCGGCTTACGCGCGGCCTTCTCGCGGGCCTTGAGCGCCGCGAGCGCGTCGTCCGCCTCGGGGTGCTCGTCGCCATCGAAGTCCGCATCGAGGTCGTCGGCCTCCGAGACCGCGGGCGGCTCAAACGAGGGCGGCTCGCGGTCATCGCTCGGCATGCTCTCGCCGCTCGGCGTGGGCGCCGTCACCGAGGTGATGCGGTCGGCCCAGACTCGGGCGGCGACGTCGGCACCGTCGATGATGACCTCGGCCCACGCGGCGCCCTGATCGACGCCGACCTCGCCGGTGAGTGTGCCGGCGGTGATACGGTCGCCCTGATCGATCGTCACGCGGGCACCCTTGGGCGCACCGAGCACGGCGAAGGATTCAATCGAGGTGCGATCCTCTTGGATGCCCTCGTCGAGCTCGTGGGTGCCGAGGTTGAGGTCGCCGCGGTGCGCCATCGCGAGGCCGGCCTCAAGGGCGAGCGTGCGCAGCGAGTCGGCGATGTCGATGAGCGCCGCTGTCTGGATCGCGACGACGTTGCGGCGGCCTTGCTCGGGGTTGTTCATCCCGTTCGCCGACTTGAGCTCGCGGACGGCCTTCTCGAAGTCGAGGCCGCCATCCTCGTTGTGGATGTCCATGGTGATGCCTTCCTGTCTGTTCGATGGTAGGCCGCGAGGGCGACACTCCGGGCTGAGTGCCGCCCTCGCGGGGTCGTGCGGTCGAGCTACTTCTTCGACTTCTTGGCGGGCTTGGCCGCGCCCTTCTGGGCGAAGGGGTCGACCGTTTCGAGGTAGGCCCGCGCAATGCGCACGTCGTCGTCGTCGGCATCCTCCAGCACCCACGCCGGCTTGTCGCTCTTCGACTTGGCGGCGTCCTGCCCGAGGCGGCCGAGGACCTTGCGCTCCCCGACGTACCCGCGAAGGGCGCCCTTGGTCCAACCGCCGAAGACGTAGACGTTGGTGTGCTCGACGCTCTTCTCGGGCTTCTTCTCGTTCACCTCGACGATGTCGGCGACGATCACCTCGGCGGTGCCGTACTTCTTGGTCTCGACCTCGTCCTCGCGAAGGGGGGTGATGATGAAGAGCTTGCCGACGTTCTCGACGTTCTCGAAGTTGAATCCATCGCCGCCCGTTGCGGGCGCGTCGCTCGGCTTCGCGAAGTCGTCATTGCCCTTGCTCTTCGGCGCCTTGGCGCCCTTATCCTTTGCCATTGTCTTGCCTTCCATTCGGGGTTTCGACGGTAGCGGGTGCCGCCGTCATTTCTCGGTGATGCCGAGGTTGTGAGCCCGCCGCCGCCCCGAGGGGTCGTCGCATCACCAAGCGGCGGCGGGCGGCTTGTGGGGTTATTCGTTGAGTCGGTCGAGTGTCTCGATGGCGGCGACGAGGAGAGCGGCAGCGGCCACGAGGCCCCTGCGCGACGGGCCGCCGTCAAGCCGCGCTTGTGCTTCGTCGATCAAGTGCACGACGCCATGCGCGTCGTCGTGTGTGGCCGTCCATCCCTTCTCGACTTGCCGGACGCGCTCGGTAGCGATGTCTTCGAGTGCAGCCATGTCTCAGCCCTCCAGCTTCGCGAGGTCGGTCTTGAGGTCGATCGCGCGCTTGCCCTCGTTGCGGAAGGCGCGCACCTCGCCGCTGAGCGCGTTGCCCTTGCGACCGAGGGTGAGGTCGACGACATGGACCGTCGCCTTGCCGACGCCGACGGGCACGTGCACGAGCACGGCCTTGGTGCGGCTGAGCTTGAGCGGCTCGCGTGCGCCGGTCTCGGGGTCGTACCCCTCGCCGCGCGAATAGAGCTCAAGTTGCTGGGCAATCTTCCCCGTGCCGAGCTCAACGTTGCCGGTCTTGATGTCGGCGACCATCTTGGTTGCTCGCTGCATGCCGGGGAGCGTCATGTAGACACCGCGGTCGAGGCGCCCGGCAACCTTGAGGTCGTCGATGACGACGACCTTCTCGATGAGCTCGGGGATGATGCGGATGCCGGCGGCCCGGCACGCGGCTTGGTAGCCCTCGACGTCGGCGAGGTCGGCCGGGGTGATCTTCCCCTCGGTGAGGAGCTCGCCCACGGCGTCGATGCCCTCGCGGTCGGCGAGCTCGCAGAGGGCGTGGATGTCGGTGCCCTTCTGGGCCTTCTCGTGCGCGCCGCCGAGGTCGAGGAGCTCCTCAGCGAGGGCGTTGGCCGCCTTCTTGAACTCGCTCCATGCGGCGTCGACGATCGTGGCGAGTTGCCCCGGCGCGAGCTTGCCCTTGCGGTCGGCCTTGCGCGCCTTCGCAATGGCGAGGTCACGCCGATGCAGGAGGTTGTTCATCGTGGCGACGACGACCTCGGCACCGGGGTCGAGGTTGACGTCGTTGACCGCGACGCCTTCGAGGAGCATGCGAAGCTTCCATTTGGTGAGGTTGGTCTTGTCCTCAAGGGTGTCGATGTAGGTGGTCACGCGGGTGTAACCGACCTCCTTGCCGTCGGCGGGGCGCTTGACCTTGTACTGCCCGAGGCCGTTGGTGTTGTCCTCGAAGCGCGACGGTGCCTCGCTCGGCTTGGCGAACTCGTCGATGGCGCGCTCGACCGCGGCCTCCTCGATCGCCTCGCCGCCGTCGCCGGGCACCGGCTCGGCAACGAACTCGCGCCCGCGCTCGGTCTCGACTTGGGCGATGGCGGCGGCCTTCTTCGCGACGCCGGCCGCCTTCTCGGCGATGGCGTTGAGCGCGTCGAGTGTCGAGGTGACGCCGCCGCGCGGGAAGGTCTCGGCGGCACGCTCGGCGCGCTTGGCCGCGATGCGGGCCTTGATTTGCTCGTCGGTCTCCTCGGGGCCCGCCTCGGTGGCGGCCTCGGCGGCGGTCTCGGCCGCCTTGCGGGCGCCGTCGCTGGCGTTGGAATCCGCCATGACGTTGAGCGCCGCGTCGATGACCTTGACCTTGGCGCTCTTGGTCGGCGAGAGCGCCTCGCGCTCTTCGGCGGTGAGGGGGCGCGGCTCGGCCTTGGCCTTCTTCTTGGCCTTCTTCGCGGCCTTCGCTTCGCGCTTGGCGAGCTCGGCCGCAAGCTGGCGCTCGCGCTCCTCCAGCGCCTTGCGCTCGGCCTTCGAGAGACCGTGCAACGCGGCATCCTTCTTCTTGCCCATGATGTGACCCTTCGGGGGTTAGAGGCGCTCGATGGCGCCGGTGATGAGGCCGACCACGATGAGGACGGCCGCGACGATGATGAAGGGGCCGAACACCCGCGCGACGGCGCGGACTTTCCGCTCGACCTTGGCGGCGCGCCCGTAGAAGGCGATGCCGGGGTAACGCGCCTCGGCCGCGCACGAGGGGCATCCGCGCCCGTCGTCAGGGTCGGTCTCCAGACGCGCGTGCGTGCAGTAGGGGCGGCGGTTCGCGCTCATCACAGCACCCGCCCGGTCTCGCGGTCATAGATGTAGGCGTCGGGGTGCCGCTCAAGGATCGCGACGGCGTCGCGGATATCCTCGGCTTCGGCGATGTGCTCGGCGCCTCCGCTGGCGCCGACGGTGCTAATGACGTATCGCATGGCTGGGTTTCCCTTCGGGGGAGTTGTTCGTTGATCTAACCCTAGTGGCTGACCAATGGCAATGTCAAGCGTCAGGGCGAGTCTTGGTATGCCAATGATTGATCGCGAGCTTGAGCTTGCCGTCGAGCGCCATTTGATGCTCGTGCGCGTGGCCGGCCAGCATCGTGGCTTCATCCTTGGCGGCGTCGTAGGTGTTCGGGTGGAAGATCACGAGGTGCGAGGCGATCGTCGTGACGTCGACCGGCGGCACGTAGTAGCCCTTGCTCACATCGGTCGCCTCGCCGACGAGCTTGGCGCCGAGCACCTCGTCGAGCTTGCGCTCAACGCGATCGCGCGGGGACTCCCAGACATCGGTGCCCGGCTTCTTCGGGGGCTTGGTCTGGGCGGCGTCACCCTCGTCGATCCAACGTTGCTGTGTCTTGGTCGGGCGACCGTCGTGCGTAGTGTTCACGTGGGTCGGGCCGCGCTTGACTCGGTCGATGAGGCGGTTGAGGGCGGGGTCGGCCTTCGCCGTGCGCCGGACCTTGCCCTTGGCCGGCACCTCGCTCGACGCGGTGTGCCGGCCATCGACGACGGTGACCTTGACGACCTTGCCCTTGCGCTTGGCCTTGGTGACCGTCCATGACTTGCCCTTGAGCTCGACGTTGTCACCCTCGACGACGTCGGCCCACGTGACCTTAGCCATCGAGGTCGTCTTCCTCGCGGGCGGCGAGCACCTCGGCCAGCATCTGCCGGCGGCCCTCGGCGATGCCGGCGGCCTTGCCCTCGATGTAGCCGCGATGCTGGCCGCGCTCACCCGCCGCGGTTACACGTGCGTCCATGAGCTTGCGGAGGCCGACGAGCTCGATGACGTGGTTGCGCGTCCTCTCGATGAGGTACTCGGCGAGGGACTCGATCGCGCGCTGCCCATCGGGCACCATGTAGACCGTGTCGAGGGCCGCTTGGGCGTTGAACTTGATCCAGCCGCGCACTCGGATGGTGTCGGTGGCCGCGTGAATCTCGGAGGCGAAGCCGGGGAGCTCGGCCTTGAGGATGTCGACGAGGCGCTCGGCGGGGGTCTGCTCGCTCATCGGATGGCCTTCTCTTCGGAACGGTCGAGCGCCCGCACGCGGATGGCGTTGGTCACGTCGGGGACGATCGCGAGCGCACGCCCGTCAGGCGTGGCGATTCGGAGTCGCTCGCCCTCGAAGGTGACCGAATAGCGCCGCCCTTCGGGGGTGGTGAGCTCGACGTAGTTGGCGCCGAAATCGACCTTGATTCTGCTCTCCTCGCTCATCGAAGGCGCTCCTCGACGTCGCGCTCGAACGGGGTGAGGTTGACGAGCTCAACGAGGTTGTCAGCCTTCGGGTGCACCCATATCGAGCCCTCGGAGGTGCTCACCCGGAGGGCGTTGCCGTCGAGTTGCACGTCGTAGGTGCGCCCGTTCGGCGCGATGATCTTGAGGTTGAAGTCGCCCGCGGGGGCGATGGTGCGGACGCGGGTCTCAGGCCAACGCCCGTAGCTGTGCACCTCGATCGAGTCGTACTCCGATCCGGTGCGGAGGCCGAGGACCTTGCCGTCCTCAAGGGGCTTGCGGATGCTCATGGCTGGGGCTCTCTCTCAGTGCTGGCAGGGGACTTGGGTGCCATCCGCGAGGACCTCGCAGATGGTGTGCGCCATCGAATCCGTGGCGGGGTCGTACACCGCGCCCTCGGGCACGGTCGGCGCCGGGGCCGGCGCGGGGTCGGTGCCCTCGTCGCTCGGCTCGTCGTAGCTCTCGACGGGGGCCTCGACCGCGGCGGCCTGCTCGGCCGCGACGCGCTCGGCCTCAGCCTGAGCGGCGGCAGCCGCGGCAGCTTCGGCGGCGAGGCGGTCGGCCTCAGCCTGAGCGGCGACGACCTCCTGCTCGGCCGCGAGGCCGTTGACGTCGGTCTCGTCGAGGTCGAGGGTGAGCGCCGGGTCGGCGGTCTGGGTGACGGCGGCCGGCTCGGCGGTCACCGCGGTCGCGAGGGCCGTGCCACCGACCGCGAACGCGGCGACGATGGCAATGCCGACGATGCCGCCGGTGATGCGTTCGGTGTTCATTTCGTGCCTTCTCTCGTGAGGTCGGGGAGGGGGTACTCGTGGATGATGTGAGCGGTGCTCGGCTTCGGGTCCGGCTCCTCATCGTATCGGTTCATCGCTTCTTCTCCTCGGCGCGACGGTCGAGCTCCTTCTGGGCCGAGAGGTTGCGGAGGTCACGCGGGTTGGCGGCCATACGACGGAGGGCGGCATCTGAGTAGTGGCTGATGTGGTGCCATCGAGGATCGTTCATGCCTCTAACCTAGTGGCCGACCAATGGCTTTGTCAAGCACCAATCTCAGATTCGAGCGAGGCGGCGAGCTCTTCGAGGCGCTCGCGCCAGTCGAACGCGAGGCGGAGGGTGTCGGTGCGATACACCGCCTCCTCGACGAACTCGCGCACGAGCTCGGCCGCGTGCGCGTTGCCGCCTGCCCATCCGTGCTCGATGGCATCGCGGATGAGCATGCCGTTACCGCGAGCGGCGACGGGGTGATCGGCGAGGTACTCGGCAATGTGCGCCTCGCGCGTCGTGTGGTCGGTGGTGGCGGTGATCTTGATGACGTCGCCGGTGGCGACCTCGGTAACGACGGTGGTCTTCATGGCTGGGTCTCCTTCGAGGTGAGCCGCGGGTGTTGCGGCTATTGGTTGACCAATGTAGTCTATGCACCATGACCGATGCAACCACCTCGCCCAAGCCCTCATCGCGCAAGCCCTCGGGCGCCGCGGTGGCCGGTGCCCACCCCCGCCCGACCTTCTACCCGCGGCAACTCGTCATCATGGCGACCGACGCGCTGGCCGAGGAGGTCGAGCGCCTCGCGCACGCGCGCGGGGTCTCCAAGAGCGAGATTGCTCGCACCCTCATGGAGGCCGGCCTTGCCGCCGGCGCCGCCGCGAGCAACGACGACTAGACCCGCTCCCCCTGCCCCACAAGAGACCGCCCCGCCGAGTGTTCCCCTTCTCGGCGGGGCGGTTGCTATGTGCGCGGGGCCTGAATCGGCAGCGTCGGCGGCACCGGGTGGCACGTGCACGGGCACCATCGCGTCGTGCAGAGCTCGTGCCGGCCGGCGCGGCAGGCGGCGGCCTCTTGCGGCATCATCGCCCGGCCTTCGGTCGGTGTAGGTGACAGTACCCCGAAGCGTCATGGGTGTAGTTCCCGCACCGCCGGCCGCTCGCCGTCCGCGCCTCACAGCGCGTCGATGGAGCGGTGCGGATGAGCTTGAGTATGCGTCGCTTCACGAGCCGAGCTCCTCGTTCGGTTACCATCATGGCAACTTCTCCCACGGGCCAATGCTGCCGACGTGCGCCGAGGGGTAGAGGTGCTCCCCGACCCAGCCGGTGCTTGACGTCCCCCGCCATGCGTCGTCGCCGACACGCTCCCAGACCACGCCGTTAGGCCAGCGGATGCGAGAGCCGCGGCGGCGGGGAAGGGAGAGCACGTCGTCGAGCTCTTGCCGGGCCTCGTTGAGCTTCTTGCGAGCCCTCGCGAGCTCCTTGGGGTTCGTCACGATCGCATCCTCGCTTCCATGTCGGCGACCTCGGGCGACATCGGCGCCGCCGGGGCCTCGGATCGGAACCGCACCCCGACCCACGCCATGGCGCGAGGCGGTATCGGCTTGATGGTGAACGGCGGCCGGGACGGCATCATGCCGCCGCCGAACTTCACTTGCCGCTTGACCACGCCGTCGAGCGAGGAGTGGCCCATGAAGCTCGACGCGATGAGTTGATCACTCCACCGTGTCTGCCCGCGCGCTTCGAGGTACGCACCGAACTCGTGATAGAGGTCGGTCGCCGCGATCGCAGAGTGCTCGTCGAGCTCCAGCCGATCGCGGATGAAGCCGAGCACGGGGTCGGCCTCCCCACGCCACTCCTCGTGCGCGGCGACGATGTGCTTCGGCTTGGAGGGGATGCCGCGGTACGACTCCACCGCGCCCTCGACGATCCACGCGAGCACCGCGGCGGCAAGCTCGCCCTCGGCCTCGGCGAGGCGGTCGCGGAGCCCCATGTCGCCCTCGCGTTGGTTGGTGCCCGGCTTCGGGCCCAGCGCGCCGGGGTCGCCCATGCTCGGCGGGCGGTACGGCTCGACGAACTTGTACGGGAACGGCACCGGGGCAACGCGATTCCACATCGCATCATCGACGTCGGTGATGACGGGGAGGTGGTTGGTGGCACCAATCAGGGTGTGCGTCGCCCGGAACGAGTGGAAGTCCATGCGCATCCGGCGCCCGCTTAGGACGTTGGTGCCGGCGAGGAGCTTGAGGCGTTGGGCGTTGAGCCGACCGCCACGGGGAAGCTCCTCGAAGATCGCGAGGCGGGTGCCTTCGAGGGTCATAATCTCGGTCGGGTGGTCGTTGTCAGACCCGAGGAGGAGCCGCTCGGGCACGGTCACGGCGTAGCTGCCGAGCGCGTGCCGCGTCGCGCCGAGGATGGCGCTCTTGCCGTTGTCGCCGCCGCCGATGCAGAAGGGGATGCTCTTGTCGACCGAGATGCGCCCGGTGGCGGCCTGCCCGAGGCGCACCTTGAGCCACGACCTCGTGCTCTTGGGCAACGCCTTGAGTGCCTTCTCCCAGTCGTCGAGGCGCGCGCCGGGATGATACTCGGCCGCCGCGACCTTGGTGAAGTAGTCGTCGCGGCGGCGCTCGCGAAGCTCGCCGGTGCGGAGGTCGACGACACCGTTGAGCACGTTGAGCACATCGGGGTCGGCGTCGAGCTCGGGCGCCTCGTCGAGGAGCATGCCGGCGATGAACCGCGCCACGGCGACGACCTTGGAGCGGCCTTCGAGAAGCTTGGCATCCTGCTCGGTCTTTGCGTCGCCGCGCATGATGGCGGCCTTGGTCACGTCGGATCGGATCTTCCGCATGATCCGGCGCACGTGCTCGATGAGGAGCAACTCGTCGGCCTCGGCCCAGACGATGCCGTCGTAGCGGAGGAGGCCCACGCCGGCAACGTTCGCCCAGTCGGCGCGGATGGCCGGCAGGAGCACCTCGGCAATCGAGGCGTCGGTGAGTTGGCCCTCACCGACGTCGATGCGGGCGACGACCCACTCGGCTTTTCGCGCGGCGTTCGCCTCCTCGATGGCCGCGGGCGAGTTGCGCTCGGCGATGGCCTTGCGCTCGGCCTTAGGCAGGTCGAGGGTGACCGGCGGAAGGCCGATGCGCTTGATCGAGCCGACGAGGGCGTTATCCCAGTGCCGCGCAGCATCCGGCCAGTCTCGCGAGTAGGTGTCGCGGGCGACGTCGAGGGCCACGGCCACGCCGGGCGCGCCGGCCGTGCCGAGCTTCACGAGCTCGGTGATGGCTTCGAGCATATCGTCGTGGCTCATCCCGGTCGGCTTCACGCGGGCGAGCACCTTGCGCACGGCCTTGGTCGGCTTCCCCTCGATCAGGCGCGCACGATAGGCGGCCTCGTCGGCGCTCGGCGCGGCGTCCGCAGCCTTCGCGGTCGCGTCGATGAGCACCCAGTCGGGGGCGTCGGCGAGGTCGTCGGGCGTGCGCGATCGGTCGTGCTCCCATTCGAGCTCGGGGCCGTAGTAGACGATGTAGCCGTTGCCGCCGCGCACGTCGACCCCGGCGATGCGGGCCCCGTCGTACACGAGCCCTTGCGCGTTGGTGAGGGTGCGGCCCTCGGGCGCGGCGTAGAGGTAGTGCCGGCCGCCGCCGAGGGTCTTGTAGGAGAAGGTCGGCGGCGGGACGAGGCCCGCCTTCTTGAGGTTCGCCTTGCCGTCGTCCGGCTCGCGGTCGACGTCAAGGATGACGAGGCCCGCGGCGCCGGCATGCACGCCGACCCAGCACCCCGCCTGCTCCCCGCCCCACGCCGTCGCGATCTTCTCGGGGTCGGTGGTGGCCCAGTCGACCCACGACGTGCCGCGCGGGACGGCGGGCACCTTGTGCCGCTTGCCGTCGTCGCCCTTGTAGATCGTGACGGGGAACACCGGCCAGCCCGCACGGGCGAGGCTGAGGGCGATGCGGAGGGTGTCGTCAGGGGAGGGCAGCTTCTTCCCGCGCCCGGCGCTCATGCCGGTTCCCCGGTGTACGGGTTGAGTCGGCCGCCGATCGGCTGGCCGTGGCCGCCGTCCTCGACGCCCTCGTCATAGCCCCGCTGCCACGCCTCGGCGAGGTCGGCCTCCGGGGTGTTCGCGCGGACGCAGCGCGCCGAGTGGGAGCGAGCGAACGGCGGGCACTGCCCCTCGTTGATGCAGCGCTCGCGGGGGATGTCGGCGGCGCTCATCGTGCCCCGCCATCAAGAATCTCGACGACCGCCTCGGCGAGGAGGTCGAGGCGGTAGCTCGGCCAGTTGTGGCAACGCTCACGCGCCGCCTCGATCGTTGCACGGGCGGCGTCGAGCTCGGCTTGCAGCTTCGGGATGACCCGAGTATCGGCATCAAGCGCGTGCTCCTGCCATTTCACGACGTCATCGCGGGCGGCGGCGAGCTCGTTGAGCACGTCGCGGAGGTCGCCGAGGGTGAGACGCTCGCTGGTCACGAAACGGTCGACCTCGTCGTCGGGGTGGTTGTAGTGCCCCTCGGGCCACGCGGCCTGAGCTTGGTCGACTCGGTCGAGGTAGGCGCGGACGCGGGCCTCGGGGGCGGGGATGGTCACGAGAGCACCTCGCGGGCGGCGGTGATGGCGCGGTCGAGGGTGTTGCCGTCGGTCTCGACGTAGCCCTCGCCATCCCATGCGTCGAGGATCGCCTCAAGGGCGGTGCGGAGGGTTGCCGAGCGCTGGGTCGCCTCCTCGTGAAGGCGGCGGTAGGTCTCCAGCGTCAAGGGCTGAGCGGCGGCGAGGCGGCGTCGGGCATACTCGGCCTCGAAGGCTTCGCGTCGGGCCCGGACCGCGGCCTCGGTGCGCTCGGCGCGGGAGAGGTGAGCCTCGATCGGCTCTTCGGGGGAGGTCATGGTGTGTCCCTTCTTGGCTGGGTTCGCGTGGCCTCGGGTGGAGGGGGCCGATCGCCGCCCGGTGACGTCCCTCGCGGGCTTTTCACTCACCGGGCGGCGGCGGAGGTTGCCCCAGCCAAGGCCAACACGTGTATCACTGTACGCGCCCCATTGGCTGAGGTCAAGCCGATCAGGCGTGCGGCTCCTCACCGAGCTTGCGCTGGATGCGCGAGAGCGTCGGGTCGAGGTGTTCGTCATCGCCGGCATCCTCGGCGTGCGCCTGCTGCGAGTAGCGCACCGCCTCGGAGAGGACGTCGAGCTCTCGGGCGGTGAGGACGAGGACGAGGCGCCCCGCCTTGTCGCGCTTCATGCGCTGGCCTCCTCGGCGTAGCAGACGATGGTGAAGTCGCCGTTGGCGTACACGTTGCCGGCGTCGGTGCCGACGATGAGCGAGTAGGCGTCGATCACCTCAGTGACCGTCTCCGGCTCGCCGGCCGGCCGAGCCGGGGCAAGGCCGAATGTGCGGTTCGTCGCGCGGATGGTCGCACCGATGATGCGCTGGGCCGGGGTCTTGGTGGTGGTCATGGCTGGGTACTCCTTGGGTGCTCCGGGGAGGAGGCGGTTGCCCCCTCCCGGTCTGGGTCTAGCGGTTGGTGAGCTCTTCGCGGATGAAGTCGTACCGCATCTGCTGGAAGCGGTCGAGCTCGTCGAGCCCTTCGAGGATCGACGCCTCGGCGGCGAGGTCGTCGGTGTTGATCGTCTGGACGGGGGTGGGGTAGACGTCGGTGTAGCGGAGGGCCTTGGTGTTCTGGGTGGTGGTCATGTATCTAGTGTACGTCGGCCAATGGTGCACGTCAAGTCTTATTTGCGGAAAGTTTGAAGAATAGTGAGGAGCGGTGTGCAAGGGTGCAAGGAGTGCAAGGGGTTTCGGTTCACCCCATACGAGGGCTCAAGGTGTGTTGACTACCCTTATTCTCCTTGCGCAAGGATGATAGGGGTCGTACTCGCATGAAAACGCCCCTAGGGCGTAAACCGGAAACCCCTTGCACCCCTTGCACCCTTGCACACCCCCTCTACTAAATCGC